TGCACACTTCCTGAAAACCGCCGATGCCGCGGTGCTGCGCAAGTGCCACAGCCTCAACGAGCTGCTGGCCAACGCAGAGAGCTACCACACCCAGTGGGTGACCGGTCAGCGCATCAACGGCACAACAGCACGCCAGATGGAACGGACCGAAGCGAACGTCTCCGCCGCCGAGCAGGCCGCGCAAATGGTCTTGGCTAAGCGCCAAGCAGGGGAACGCAATGAATACCTTTGAAATGAATGACCAACAGGTTGCCGGGCTAGCTGCAGCGATCTGCGCCACGGCCGAGACCATGGGTCAGGAAATGAACCCAGGCACCGCCGCGATGATGGCGGAAGACCTCTGCGCTTACTCAGTGCCCACCGTGAAAGCTGCGCTGAAGGCCTGCCGTTTCGAGGTGAAGGGCAAGCTGGCGATGGCCGACATCCTCCAACGAGTGCAAGCCGCTGACGGCCGTCCTGGCAAGGACGAAGCATGGGCGATCGCCATGACCACGAATGACGAATTTGAAACCGTTGTGCTGACCGACGAGATTCAGCTCGCACTGGCTGCGGCGAAACCTGTCCTCGATGCCGGCGACAAGGTCGGGGCGCGCATGGCGTTCATCAGCGCCTACGAGCGTTTGGTGACCCGGGCTCGTTCGGATGCGGCTCCGCCAAGTTGGAGCGTATCGCTCGGCCATGATCCAGTTCGGAGGATCACTGCGATTGAGTCGGCTGTGCGTATGCAGCTAATTAGCCAACAAGCAGGCGATCAGCATCTAACAGATCTGCGAGTTTCAGCAGTTAGCGCTGACGGCCAGGCCATTGCCGGATTGCTGACAGGGCGAGTGGTCGAGGCCTCTCCAAGAGTGCGAGAGAAGTTGGCAGAAGTCCGCTCGATCATTGAAGGCAACCAAAAACAGCAGGCGCGCCAAAGGCTGAAAAAAGCTCAAGCAGCGCGAGTCGACATATACCTGCGCCGGCGTCGATTTCGCGCACAGGTCGCAGCGTTGCAAGGAAAGGAAACCAGCAGATGACCATTGATAAAAAGAAGCTCCAGAAGCTGCTGTGGGCTGAAGCCGCATCGTGGAGCGCGGACTGCACTGACTGGAAGCGCAACACCGAGGCCCTACAGGAATTCCTCGGCGAGAAGACCGTGGAGGAGGTCGCGCTTGAGCTGCTGGCCGAGAACGAGGCGCTGCGTAATGCGCTGAGTGGCGTTCGTGAGTCTGTGCAGCGCGAATACTGGGATGAATACGCGGGGCTTGAAGGAACTCGGGCGATCCTCGATACCGCCTTGAGCAAGACGGTACAGCCATGACCGACAAAATTAGCGTCAACTGCCAGGCCAAGCTCTCCGAGGCTATCACCGCGCTCAGAACCATGTTTCGCGACAAGAAGTTCGTAGTGGTGTCTTTTCGCCCAGGCAAGGACCGCACACTCGACCAGAACAGGCTGTGGTTCGCGATGTACAAACGCATCGCGGAGATGACCCAGATTGGCGACGAGGCCGACGCACGGCGGTACTGCAAGTTGCACGTCGGCGTGCAGATTTTGCTGAACGAGGATGCCGGGTTTCAGGCGGAGTGGTACCGGGTGATGCGTCACCTTCCGTACGCAACGAAGCTGGAAATGATGGGCGGCTGCAAGTTGTTCGGCCCCGATGGATTCCCGGTGACCAGCTTGTTCAATCGCGCCCAGGGCGTGGCCTACACCGACCGTATCGTCGCGCGCTTCGCACAGCAGGGTGTGTACTTCGATGACCTGCTAAGCCAGGAGGCTGCATGACGATTGAACGGAAGCAGCCCAAACCGAAGAAATGCCGCGTTGCTACTTGCAGAGCCTCATTCGTCCCATCGCGGATGGGACAGGCGGTTTGCAGCCCGGCATGTGCCTTGATCGATGCGCCGAAGAATCAGGACAAAGCCCGCAAGGCCATCGCCCAGCGCGATCGCCGAGATATCCAGGTGCGCAAGGAGAAGCTGAAGAGCAGGGCGGATCACCTGCGCGAAGCCCAGACGGCTGTGAACGAGTACGTCCGCCTGCGTGACGCACACCTGCCTTGCATCAGCTGCGACTCGATGCCGAACGACAATGATCTGATGACTGGCAGCCGCTGGGACGCTGGGCATTACCGATCCGTCGGCGCCTGTCCTGAACTGCGTTTCGAGCCGATGAACATCCACCGCCAGTGCGTGAAGTGCAACCGCAACCTGTCCGGTAACGCGGTCGAGTACCGGATCCGGCTGGTGCTGCGCATCGGTGCCGAAACCGTGGCATGGCTTGAAGGGCCTCATGAGCCCCGCAAGTACACCGTCGAAGAAATCAAAACCATCAAGACCGAATACCGGGCCAAGACCCGAGAACTGAAAAAGGGGCAGGCAGCATGAACTACCACAACGTGATTTCAGCAGTAGTCCGGTCCTTGGCCGCCGAGACCATCAACAGCTCGGGCGGCTGCAACGTCGAGCCGCGGGTTCAGGCCAGCAAGCTCAAAGGGGAGATATCCGGGAAGGATGCGGCGCTGTTGGCTGACTGCATCGTGCACAAGCTTCTGCACGCCCAGCTCGCCCCCCGACACTGGAACGCCCTGGTGGCGAAGTACAGCACGCACCGTGGCCGCAAGATCGATTCCATCGGGCGGCTGGTCGCCGTGGTGAAGACGCCGGCACCGCAGCGCTTCACTCAGCAGGCCGTTCTGGTTTGGGCGGTACCGCAACAGGTGAAAGGCATCCAGCGAGCGGTAACCCAGATCAAGGCACCGAAGCACCGCGAGAACAAGGAAGAACGGCAGTGGGATTGGCGCAACGCGGCAGCAGATGCGGACATTGCCCGGGCCAACAAGCATGCGCGCGCCGTAGCAGAGGACAAGCCCGGCGAGATGATCGTCCTGACCGATTCGAACTACGACATGACGAACTGGGATTCTCAAGGGCTTACAGAACGCACTTACCAGCGCTGGAACAAGTCCATCAAGGATGGTCTGGAGTCGCTTGTGAACGAGGCTTTGGTCGAGGCGCAGCACATGCTTGAAGCGGTCGGGGTGCTGGAAAGCGAGGCTGCATGAAATAGTCCCTCAAAAGGGCTTGCAATGTCATGTCGCCATGTCGCATTATTCACCCATCCTGTCATTCCTGCGTGTTTAGGAGTGACCATGAAAGCCCGGCAATTAGCTGGGCTTTTTCGTATGTGACGTCCAAGGAAGAATTAGTATGGAAATGTGGGAATACGTGAGAAGGCTGTTAGCTGGAGCAACAGGTGGAAATCAATCGTTTACGCCTGGGCTTATCGCTGGTACCTACTTCAGGGATTTGATCGCACAGAATCTCGATACCAAACACCCCATCCATGAATTTTCAGATTTGGCTGAGCTGTTTTCCGAGCAACTCCAAGACGAAGGGTTTATTCGTCCTGCCGGAGTTCGCCCAGGACCAGCTGTAATTTTGGGGGCAATGGAGCGGACGCAGTTGGGGGATCAGCTTCTGGAGGCTCTTTCGAGACGCGGCGGCGTGGCTTTTTTCGAAGGTGTTCAAGCAGAAATTGATAGCGCCACAGTGCTCCGACTCCTGCACCAGATCGATTCGTAATTTGTTTCTTTTCTGAACCCGGCCAAGCGCCGGGTTTTTTGTTGCCTGCGCTCCCCCAATAGACCTTCTTGGTGGATTGACCATGAGAGTCGCCGTGCTGGATAATTGAAGGCGATTCCTCTATGAGGCTTGTAAGAGCTATCAGGAGGGCATCATCAGAAGGGTTTAGGCAGCAGTGGCTACAGTGTCCACTGATGTAGGTAGTAGGCTGACGGACTCACGCCCCGTCAAGGTACTTGGCTTTTTTCTCCTGGCATTTATTCTTTTAGTTGGCTTGAATTTTTCAGCAAACCTTCTTTTGAATATGCCGACCACGGCGGTTCAGACCGTGGACTGGAGTTTGTATATGGTAAAAAGCCTTGTTTCATCCCTGCTGGCAACAATTCATGCGCTTGGAGTGAACTGCCTTTCTTCGAGCCTGCTGCCTAAAGCCTTCTGAGCAACAAAATACGCTGCTGTTTTTTTTCTTCATCATTAACTGTCTTTTTCTAAAAGTGAGCCTCGGCATTTGCCGGGGCTTTTTCGTTTTCGGCTCCACCAGACCCATCGCTTTGGCTGGTAGTGCTGTTGGAGCTGTTTCAAATCTGCGGGCCAGCGCCTGCCATATTCCTAACTCCCTGAAGGGGAGGAACCGAGATGCCAAACATGCCAGACAAACCAGACACATGGGCGATAGCGCTTGCGTGGTTGAGCCAGCATTCGCCGATCCTCTATGCGGCTGCGCTGTCCTGCGCAATGGCCGTCTTGCGGATCACTTACGGTGGCGGCACACGTCGCCAGATGCTGGTGGAGGGCGCCATTTGCGGTGGCCTGACGCTTACTATCATCAGCGGCCTAGATTTCTTCGGCTTGCCCCAGAGCATGGCCACCTTTGCCGGCGGCTGGGTAGGGTTCCTGGGAGTGGAGAAGATCCGCAACATCGCGGACCGGGTTACTGACTTCAAGTTGCCGACCCGCAAGGCTGAGTAAGTCGCGACACGTTTCGCGAATAAGCAAATTGTGTCGCGACATTGGAGAAAGCCATGACCGCAGACATCTACGACATCGCTGATCAGCGCCCGCACCTGACAGTAGCGGCGGTTGACGGTGTCCACGTGATTCCCTGTGACCTGGTGCGCACGGTGATCGCCGGCGACGAACCATCAGCCATCCTGACCGAGCCTGTTCTGCGCCGGATCATTGAAGAGTGGTTTCAGAGGATAACGGAATGACCGCGAAGCTCGTTGAGTTCAAGCGTGAAGGTTGGCGCGATGCCGCCAAGACCCTGCGCAAGATCGCTGATGACCTTGATGCCGGCGCGCATCCCGAATGCACTGTGGGCGCGCTGACCCTCATGGGGCCGAAAGGCGAGGTGACAGTGTTCGGGCTGGGTCCCAAGTGTGACGACCTGCAATGTCTGGGTGCGATGCGCCTGGGTGAGCAGAAGCTAATTGATGTGCTGCTGAGCGGCGACGGGTAAGTGAGCTATTGAACCTATAGCGCATGACGCTTATGTTTGAACCTCATTCATGCAAGGAGCTGTGAGATGTCGGATATCGCGAAAGGCTCTATCGTATCGCTTAAGAGTGGCGGGCCCGCCATGACGGTACAGGAAGTCGGCTCTTACACGGGGTATGGAATTCCTAACGGAGCCAAGTGCGTCTGGTTTGAAAACGACAAAAAGAAGGAAGATCTTTTTGACGTTGAAACACTTCAGGTGATTGAAGTAAGTCAGTAGTAGACGCGTTGTGTTGAAGCCCCGCCAAGTGCGGGGTTTTTTGTATCTGGAGCATTGCATGTCAATCAAGCAACCCGATTGGGAGGCGATCGAACGAGCCTACCGGGCTGGTCTGCTTTCCCTGCGCGCCATTGCCTCAGGGCATGGAGTGGCGCACAACACGATCATGAAGCGCGCGGAGAAGGAAGGCTGGCAGCGAGACCTGACGAGCAAGGTCAGATCCGCAGTAAAGGACAAGGTGACCAGATCGGTGACCACGGATGGTGACCAGAAGAAGCTGGTCACTGATGCCGAGATTATCGAGGAGGCATCCGATCAGGCTGCTGCTGTAGTGCTTGCTCACCGATTCGGCTTGGCCCAGTGGCGAGGCATTGCGAGCAAGCTCAGCACGTTCCTCTCCAGCGTCACAGTTACTGAAGAAAACCACGGCGACTTCGCTCGGTCACTCAACGCAGGCGTAGATGCCCAGCTCAAGGTGATCAAAGGCGAGCGCCAAGCATTCAATCTCGACACGGAAGAGGGCGACAAGACAGTCGACACCCTGGCCGCGATGATGGACGAACTATCGAAGGACGCCTGACATGAAGCCCGAGCACATGAAGCTGCTCCGGGATAAGCGTTGGCGGTTGAACAATCTCTACTTCATCACCGACAAGCAGGGCAAGAAAGTCCGCTTCCGGATGACGGACGAGCAGATTGAATACTTCGACGGGATGCACACGCGGAACATCATCCTGAAGGCTCGGCAGCTCGGCTTCACCACCGAGTGCTGCATCATCCAACTGGACGCCGCTCTGTTCGAGTCGGCCAAGTGCGCTCTGATCGCTCACACCCTGAACGACGCCAAGCGTCTGTTCCGGGAGAAAGTGAAGTACGCCTACGACAACCTGCCGAAAGAGATCCGCGCCGCGAACCCTGCGAGCAACGACGCGGCAGGCGAACTGGTGTTCAGTAAAGGCGGCTCGCTCTACGTCAGCACCTCGTTCCGAGGCGGCACGCTGCGTTACCTGCACGTCTCCGAATTCGGGAAGATCTGCGCCAAGTTTCCGCACAAGGCCCGCGAGATCGTCACCGGTGCCTTTGAGGCGGTGGCCACTGACTGCTTTGTCACGATCGAATCCACGGCAGAGGGGCGTGCGGGCTACTTCTTCGACTACTCACAGAGTGCCGAGAAGCAACTGCTGTCCGGTGCGCCCCTGGGCAAGCTGGACTGGAAGTTCTTCTTCTTCAGCTGGTGGAAGAACAAGGCCTACTGGCTTGACCCAACCGACGCGGTTATCCCGCAGCGCCTAACCGACTACTTCAACGAGTTGTTTGCTAAGCACGGCATCGACACTAACCCGGGCCAGCGCGCCTGGTACGCCGCCAAGGAAAAGACCCTCGGCGACGACATGAAGCGGGAATACCCGTCTCTGCCGGCCGAAGCATTCCAGCAGTCAATCGAAGGCGCTTACTACGCCCAGCAGTTCAACAAACTGTATGCGGCTCAGCGCATCGGCTCGTTGCCAAACAACAGCCACCTGCCGGTGATGACCTTCTGGGACATCGGTGTCGGCGACTCCACGGCCATCTGGTTCGTGCGTCAGGTCGGCGAGCAATACCACATCATCGATTACTACGAGAACTCCGGCGAAGGCCTGCGGCATTACATGAAGGTGCTCAAGGACAAGGGTTACACCTACTCCGAGCACTGGGGGCCGCACGACATCGACAACCGCGAGTTCGGCAGCGATGCCAAGACCCGCCGCGAGCTGGCCCGTGAGGGCTACGACATCGACGGGCAGAAGTACTGCATGACGTTCCAAGTCGTTCCCAAGCTTGGCATCAACGACGGCATTGAGCAGGCTCGCGAGATTCTGCCCAAGTGCGCTTTCGATGAATCCAAATGCGAAGAGGGGATCGCCTGCCTTGAGAACTACCGCAAGGAGTGGGACGACAAGCGCGGCTGTTGGAAAGACAAACCTCTGCACGACTGGACGTCTCACGGCTCCGACGCCTTCCGGTACTTCGCTGTCGCCAAGAGCGCAAGGAAGCCGGTCAAATCAATCAGAATGGGATTCGCACGCTAATGGCAGACGTCACCTATACCCGCCCGGAATACGACGCGGCACAGTCCCGTTGGCGGCTGGTGCGCGACGTGTGCAAGGGATCCGAGACTGTAAAGGCTCGCGGCGATGTGTATTTGCCGAAGCCCAACCATCACGACACCAGCCGGGAAAACGTCGAGCGGTACAAGTCCTACAAGCAGCGGGCCGTGTTTTACAACGCTACGGGGCGTACGAAACACAGCTTGGTCGGCGCGGTGTTCCGCACTTGGCCAACCCTCACTGTCCCCGGCGCACTCGATTACGTGTCTACGGATATCGACGGGCAGGGCGTAAGCGTTTACCAGCAGTCACAATCGGTCATTGGGCACCTGCTCGAAGTTGGTCGACACGGATTGCTGGTGGATTACGTCGCTGTGCAGGCGGGCACGGTGAGCAAAGCGGACGAGCAGGCCGGACGCGCTCGAGCGAGTGTTGCAAGCTACCCAGCCGAGTCGATCAGGAACTGGAAGACCCGCAAAGTTGGCGGTCAGCACCTGCTGAGCTTGTTGGTGCTGCAGGAATCCGTGGATGTCGATACCGATGACGGCTTCGGTAGCGAAAAGATTACCCAATACCGAGTGCTACGCCTGGATGAAACCGGCGTCTACACGCAGGAGGTGTGGGAAGAGGGCTCAAGCCAAACGGCTATGATTACTCCCCCTTTCACTCCACTGAACGGCGCCGGCCAGCCTTGGCGGATCATCCCGTTTCACTTTCTCGGCAGCGAGAACAACGACACCAGCATCGACGACGCGCCGCTATACGACATGGCTGTGCTGAACATCGGCCATTACTGCAACAGTGCGGACTATGAGGATTCGGTATGGTTTTCCGGCCAGCCGCAGTTCTGGATCTCGGGGCTGGACGAAGCCTGGCGCGATCACCTTGAGGAGAACGGCATTTATGTCGGCTCCAGGGCGCCGCTTACATTGCCGGCCAATGGGTCGTGCGGCTTTGCGCAGCCTGAGCCGAACACGCTCGTGAAAGAGGCGATGGACGCCAAGAAGCAGGACATGGTGTCCCTCGGTGCCCGGCTGATTGAGCGTGGTAGCGCGGTGAAGACTGCAACCCAGGCCGACAACGACAGCGCCGCCGAACACAGCGTCCTGTCGTTGGTGGTCAGCAATGTCAGCGAGGCCTACAGCCAGTGCCTGGAATGGATGGCTGAATTCGTGAATGCATCCGGCGAAGTGGTCTACAAACTCAACCAAGACTTCAGCCAGATCACTCTGGACGCGACGATCTTGGCAGCGTTGTTCAACGCAGTGCAGGGCGGGAAACTGCCGGAGGGCGACTTCTGGCAGTACCTGCGCGATCGAGGCGTGATCAACCCGGAGAAAACGGACGATGAAATCCGGGGAGAGCTGGAAGCGCAAAGCACTGGGCCTGACCTGGATGACGATGAGGCAAACCTAAATGGCGGCAAACCAAGCGATCCTTGATGCCACGATTCGGCACGCCGTCTTCCTTGAGCAACTGAAGTCGGGGGAGGTGGCGAAGTTCGCGCCATTCCTCAAGGAGATCGACCGCTCGATTCGTGAGCGGCTGACCCGGGCGGATCTGACCGATTACACGGTCGCCCGTTTGGAGCGGCTGCTGAGCGAGGTCGACAGCCTGCTGCTGGGCATCTTCGATCGGTACAGTGAAAAGCTGAACCTAGATCTGGTGGATATCGCCAACTACGAGGCGGAGTTTGAGGCGACCAGTCTGACCCGGGCGGCGCCGGTAGGTGTCTCGTTCGATGCTGCGGTGCCTAGTGCTGCTGCAATCAGAGCGGCAATCCTCACCAACCCGCTCAGCGTGCGCGGCGCGGACGGCGGCAAGCTGCTCAAGTCGTTCATTGATGGCTTCACCACCACCGAGCGACAACGCCTCACAGGCGCGATCCGGCAGGGCTTCTTCGAAGGCCAAACCAACTTCCAGATCATCAAGAACATTCGCGGCACCAAGGCGCTGAAGTACAACGACGGCATTCTGGCCACGACCAACCGCAACGCTGGCGCCATCGTGCGAACGGCGGTGCAGCACGTCGCTACCCAGGCGCGCATGGAGACGCTGAAAGCGAACTCTGATGTAGTGCCGTCGGTGGAGTGGGTCAGCACCCTGGATTCGAAGACTACCAGCCAGTGCCGGACGCTCGACAAGCGCCGTTTCAAGCTGACCGAAGGGCCGCGGCCGCCGATCCACATCAATTGCCGTTCGACGGTGGTAGCGGTGACTCGCTTCAGCGCGCTGTTCGCCGAGGGAGCCACTCGGGCATCCGTCGGCGATAGCGGCGCGCAACAGGTTAGAGCAGACCTCAGCTACTACGACTGGCTCAAGCAGCAGCCGGCGGCGTTTCAGGACAAGGCTATTGGCCCGGTCCGCGCCAAACTGTTCCGCGAAGGCGGCCTGAGCACCGAACGATTCTCCGAGCTGCAGCTTGATCGGAATTTTTCACCTCTGACTCTCGTTCAGATGAAGGCACTAGAGCCTCTGGCGTTCGAGCGGGCGGGAATTTGACCTTTGTGAATTGAGCGTGTACTCATTGGGCTCAACATATAAGGAGCGTTACTCGATGCCGCAAGTATCTGTAAGCATTGAAGAGTTGGATGGATGGTGGATTGATTATGTGGTAGCTCAGCGAGTGTGTGACCGTAAGCCGCACATTCACTGGGCGCCTGGAG